GCCCTCAGTCACATGTGATTATCCATGCCGTCGAAGACTTGGCTCTTGATACATGGGATATCTCACATGGCTTGATTGAGATTGACATCGACGATATTGGCTTGGACATAGATACTGAAGGTCTGCATGACCTTATGCACCAAAGCCTAGGGACCTTTATAGAGGCTTTAGCAGCCTTTGTAGCCTCCACGGTTATGGAGTCATTGAGCCAAGCCGTTGATGACCACATGAGGGATTCTGAGAACAAAAAGGATATTTCACCTTTCAAGGATGATGAGTAGACTCATCCCGTGCAAATCCCTGTAGAGGCTTATTCAGCAAAACTAACCAATTACCAGTTTCGCCTATTTGCCACCATATGCCATTTAGCGGGCTCTGAAGGCCGTTTAAAGGCCTCCGTAGCCGAATTGTGTACACAGACTGACAAGTCCTCTGACAAGACCGTTAGAAGTGCACTTAAAGCCCTAGAAACGAAGGGATTAATTTCTAGGAATGCAAGCAAGAGGGCAAATGGGTACAGGGGCAAAGATGAGATTGTGATAAAAAATTACCAGGATATGAGGGTAGAAAATTACCGCACCTCACCTGACTATGTATCTGGTGGTACTAATAGCCATAAGCCATTAGTACCTAATAGCCAAGATAGTTATAAATTAAAAGATTCTGAAACTAAAAGTTTCAAGAAGGAGATAAGGATTCCTATGAGAAAATGGGAAGATGATGGAGAAGACTTGGCAGGCTTTGGTCTTGTTGAACCGAAGGATGCACCACAGCCAAAAATTAGGAAGAGCGACCCTAAGACGAGAGGTAAGCGCCCAGAGCATGAGTGGACTCCAATGGACGTCGCTGCTGAGTTCTCTTACAGAGTTGGCAAGAAGTACCCACTCCTACCAGGAACCGTTAGCGTCAAGCAACTCTCAGGCGCCCTTGCAAAGTTTAGAAAGCAATACGCAACAACCCCATTGATTGAGTTAGAACTTCTGCGCCTGTTTATGGCAGATGAAAGCAACTTTAAAAACATCGGGGATGAAGCCCCATTCCTGTATAAGTTATATCTTTCTTCTTTTGGCAAGAAGATGAACCAGGCAAGAGAGAACCTTGGACTTGCAAAAGTAACTTCCAAGGTAGAGACTACAGAAAGTGCAGCGACCCTTGTAGCCAGCGATGGTCGTGTATTCCAGAATTCACTATCTGGTAGAAAACAACTAGAACGACACGAAGCACGCCTAAAGGAGGCAAGCAATGGCTAAAAAGAAATCAGCAGTGTTCACTGCTTCAATCACACTCAATCCTGAAAAGGCTGGAGCATGGTTGGCGTATTACAATCTCACAACATTTGAAACTTCTAGCGCAGGATTAAATTCACTTCCTGACCAAGAAGGCAAAGGCGCACAAACAGCGTGGAAAAATGCTTCTGCTGCAAAGCGTTGGGTTAAAGAGATGGTTCTGCAAAACACAACTCGCAAGAGTGTAAAAATGAATCCAACAAAGTTTAACGAGGCTGAAAAACCAACAGCATTTGAAGGTCGTTTGGAGTTCAAGGTTGACGCATGACTTTTGATTGGAACGAAGACAACTGGGTGAAGCAAGAATATCCAAATAGATTTCTTCGCTGGTATGGAAACTTTATGGGAAAAATTGCTCATTGGTTTTTAATGCGTGCATTGCCATACCAAACTACGTACAGCGTTCCAAGAACTGATGACAGTCACGACTACGATTGGGAAAAACTTCATAGAGAATATTTAAAATGGAGGGAAGACAACGATGTATGACATAAACACGTTATCGCCACTTAAGAAACATTGGTTACTTCGTACATCAAACATTCCTCGTAGATTTTTAGGTCTTGAGCCAGAAGACATAGCCAATCACACTGGTCACTTCTCGCCAGAAGTGGGTAGTTGGATTGATGACACTGTTAGTGGGCAGGTTATCAAGCAGATTGGCAACATCGGCACCAACGGTGTCGGTCTGTTGTTTGATGGCGGTCCTGGGATAGGCAAGACCACTCATGCGGTCGTGGCTGCTATGGAAGTTATTCGTCGCCTGCCAGACGAAGATGCCCTAGCAGCCAAGGCTCTTGGTATGAGTCCAACTGATTACGGATTAAGTGCACGTCCGATTTATTACATGACTTATCCAGAGTTCTTATCAAGAAAGAAATCTACTTTTGATGCAGACCCTGAAGATAAGCGAAACATGGTTTATGAGTTAGACGGATTTCATGGGCGTTGTAAGTTTGATTGGCTTAATGTGCGTGTATTAGTTATTGACGATTTAGGTAAAGAATATGGCTCTAAATACGATGATTCTTCTTTTGATGAAATCCTTCGTTTGCGTTATGACAAGGGCTTACCAACCATTGTGACAACAAATGTTCGTCTTGAAGATTGGGAAGCAAATTACCGTGAAGCAATGTCGAGTTTCGCACACGAAGCCTTCATTAGAGTGCCTATAGTTGGTGCTGACCTACGAGGCGCCCAATGAAAGGTATGAGCATGGATACACCGTGGAGAACGGTCCAAATGTTCCTCTCTGCCCAAGGTGCTGGTGTTTTTGAAGTTGAGATTGATACCGATACAAAAGAGACTCGTTGTAATTGTCCTGTCTATATTAAACGCGGGTCTTGCAAACATATTCTTTTTGTAAATTTAAAGATGAGACTAAACGATGGTCATTACTCAATTACAATTCCAGGAGAAGTCCCAGAAGAACTTGCTTTGGTTGCCAGTCAAGACCCTAAGAAGTTTCGTGAATTTATTCTTAAGTACGCTACAGTAGAGGTAATATGAAAAACGGAGACATATCCAATGTCTCCTCACCACAGGTAATTTGCGCCACTGATGTGGTCTGTCAGTTATTGACAGAGGAGACAAAGAAATTTCTTTCTACAAAAGTAGAGAGCAAAATAGGGCAAATCAATTTGCTTGCTGCAAACAAGTTGTGGAACCTTGCTAACAATTATGGTATCTCACTAGAGTTGGCTGGATTTGAAAGCGAAGGTTGGACAGAACAACTTCTTGAGAAAGCATTTGAAAAACTTGAACGCCGTGTAGTTAATCCATTTAACTATTGGCAACTTTACGAAGATGTGGATGAATTGGTAGGCATGCTACCGTACCGTCCTAATCTAAAAGGCGTAATAGACATACCAGGCCGAGTTGCGCGATATGGGTCAGCAGGAGTAGAACTAGACAACTTGTAAGAGGGGGAGCAGTGGCAGCAGAAAAATTTAGCAACGAACATCGGCTACTTAGTCGCATCATTAAGACTCGTGAGATAACGTCAGTACTACAACGTGGCGTTAATGAGTCTTGGTTTTTAGACGATGCTGACCGCAAAGTATGGGCGTTTGTTAGAAAGCACTACGGCGAATACAGCGAAGTTCCTTCAGAAGTAGTTGTTAACGACCATTACCCAAATTATCTTGTTTTAGATTTTGAAGATACAACCGACTATTTACTAGATACGTTGGTGGAGTTTCGCCGTCGTATGCTTACTCGACAAGGTTTAGAAGCAGCAGTTGAAAATCTTCAGTCACAAGACCACGAAGCCGCTTTGCTTTCGATGGAACAAACCATTACACGAGTTAATGAACAAGGCATCTCTGGAACTCATGAGATTGACCTTAGTAAAAACACTGAAGAACGTTATAAAAGTTACCAGTCTTTACAGAACAATGATTTCTTAGGTATTCCAACTGGGTTTACAAAGATTGATGAAGCAACCGCAGGATTGCAAGGTGGACAACTTATTACAATTATTGCCCCTCCTAAAACTGGTAAATCACAAATTGCTTTGCGGGTTGCTATAAATGTTCACCAACAAGGGTATACCCCAATGTTTCAATCTTTTGAGATGAATAACCATGAGCAACAACAACGTCACGATGCTATGCGTGCCCACGTTGACCACAATAGGTTGCGTAGAGGAAAGTTGTTACCAGAAGAAGAGTCTAGATATATAGACACTTTGAATGAGATGGAAAAAGAACACTCTTTTCATCTTGTAGATGCAGTACATGGGATTACTGTCTCAGCACTTGCAGCAAAAATTGAACAGACTAAACCAGACATTGTCTTTGTAGATGGTGTGTATTTAATGTTAGATGAAATTACAGGAGAGATGAATACTCCTCAAGCCATTACTAACATTACTCGCGCAATGAAGCGGTTAGCACAGCGCGTTAATAAACCAGTTATTATCACTACTCAAACACTTCTTTGGAAAATGCGTGCAGGAAAAGTTACTGCCGATTCTATTGGTTACTCTTCTTCCTTCTTCCAAGATTCAGATGTCATTCTTGGTTTGGAACCAATTGAAGAAGACGATGGAATTCGTAATTTAAAAGTTGTTGCTAGTCGTAACTGTGGTCCAGCAGAAACTGCTCTGACTTGGCGTTGGGAGACAGGCTGCTTCCATGATGAGTCACAGATGATTAAATGCGTTCATTGTGCTAAGTGGTCATCTCGATGATTGACATTGAAAAGGTTCTTCTTTCCCTTGATATAAGCCTTGTCTCACAACGTGGTGAAGAAGTTCAAGGGTTGTGCCCAATGCATAAAGCACGTACAGGTAAGGAAGACCATAACCCATCTTG